CCGCGACGCAATCAAGACCTACCGCAGCAAGCGCAATGCAAAGGTGGCATCGTGAGCCTGACCGATTACCGAAACCTTATTGCCAAGAGCCATGGCGCGTTTGTGCCGGTCGGCTTCGATGGTGACTTTGACCTTCCGGCCTCGCTGTTTCCGCACCAGAAGGCCGCTGTTGAGTTCAGCCTTCGCGCCGGGTCTAGTGCGATGTTCCTTGACACCGGACTGGGCAAGACACGTTCCGCCCTTGCATGGGGGCAGGAGGTTGTCAGCCGCACGAATAAGCCTGTCCTGATGCTGGCCCCTCTTGGCGTCACGCGCCAGCACAAGACCGAGGCTGACGACATCGGCATTGATGCCTGTGTTTCGCGTGACGGTGGACCGCAAGATGCGCGCATCGTCATCGCCAACTATGAGCGGCTGCACCTGTTCAACCCGTCCGACTTTTCCGGCATCATTCTTGATGAGAGTTCGATCCTCAAGAGCTTTTCAGGCCAGACCACAAAGCGGCTGATCGAGGCATTTGCCCGCACGCCTTACCGGCTGGCCTGCACTGCTACGCCAGCCCCGAATGACCACACCGAGCTTGGCACTCACGCCGAGTTCTTGGGCATCATGACACGTGATCAGATGCTTATGCGTTGGTTCCTGCATGACAGCGCAGACACCGGCACATGGCGCTTAAAAGGCCACGGCGTGCGCCCGTTCTGGGATTGGGTGGCGTCATGGGCAAGGTGCGTCAGCAAGCCTTCCGATCTGGGCTTTTCGGATGCCGGCTTTGACATGCCGGAACTGAACATGCACCGGCACCTAGTCGCGGCTGATCGCACAAAGGGCAAGGGCGAAGAGAAGGACGGGCAAGCCCATCTGTTCCGGATGCCCGATATGTCCGCCACGTCCGTGCATCAGGAAAAGCGGCTGACATGCGAGGCTCGCGCTTCGATGGTTGCCGACATCGTGGCCAACGAGCCAAACGAGCCATGGACGGTCTGGGTCGAGACTGATTACGACGCCGATGCCATCATGGCGGCAATACCTGGAGCCGTTGAGGTTCGCGGTTCGATGACCGCCGAACAGAAGGAAGAGCGGCTAACGGCATTTACGCAAGGCCAGATCCGCGTCCTTGTGACGAAAGCCAGCATCGCAGGGTTCGGCCTGAACTGGCAGCATTGCGCACGCACTGTCTTTGCCGGGATGAGCTTTTCCTACGAGGCATTTTATCAGGCTGTTCGCCGGCATTGGCGCTTTCGCCAGACCCGCCCGGTCGATTGCCATGTTGTCTTTGCCGATACCGAAGCGGCCATCTGGGATGTTGTGAGCCGCAAGGCAGGAGACCACAACGCCATGAAACGCGAGATGACGCAGGCTATGGCCCGCGCCCATCGCACCGAAACCCGCCTTCATTCCTATGAACCCCGCAAGCAGGCGATTGTTCCTGCATGGATGATGTCATGACCAACGCAGTCCTCGACCAGTACATTTCCAACCGCTTCGCCGCATACAATGCCGACACGGTGGAATTTACCTCCACGATGCCGGATAACAGCGTCGGCCTGTCCGTCTATTCGCCGCCATTCTCGCAGCTTTATGTCTATTCCGAGAGCGAGCGCGACATGGGCAACGTGGCGGATCATGACGAGTTCGCAGAGCGCTATCGTTACCTTGTGCGTGAGCTTCTGCGCGTCACAAAACCCGGCAGGATTAGTGCCGTCCATTGTTCCGATCTGCCGACCAGCAAGCAGCGTGACGGCGTGATAGGGCTGTTCGATCTGCCGGGCCTTATCCGCCAGGTTCATGAGGATGAAGGCTGGGTTTACCATTCCCGCGTGACCATCTGGAAATGCCCCGTGGTCGAAATGACCCGCACCAAGGCGCATGGCCTGCTTTACAAGACACTGCGCACCGATGGCAGCCGCGTTCGTGTCGGGATGCCTGATTATCTGATGGTGTTCCGCAAGGAAAGCGACGGCAAGACGCCGGAGCCGGTGACGCATGATCCCGGTGTTTATCCTGTCTCATGGTGGCAGGAAGCGGCATCGCCGGTCTGGACCACGATCGACCAAACAGACGTTCTAAATGTCGCTGTTGCCCGCGATGACAAGGACGAGCGGCACCTTTGCCCGCTCCAGTTGGACGTGATCGAACGCGCTGTGCATCTGTGGAGCAACACGGATGATCTGGTTTACTCGCCATTTATGGGCATCGGATCGGAAGGCTATGTGTCGATCAAGCACGGTCGCAGGTTCGCCGGCACCGAGCTAAAGCCCGCGTATTTCAAGCAGGCTGTCCGCAATCTCAAGATGGCAGAGGATACCGGCACGGAAGGCGATTTGGTGTCAAAGATGGTGGCCGCATGATGACCGTCACACTCGGCTGGCCGTCCCGCGCACTATCACCCAACGCACGCACCCACTGGGCAGCGCTGGCGAGGGCGAGGAAGGCTGCTCGGAAGGAAGGGTTCTACGCAGCCCGTGCGGCTGGCGTGCTTGCTGGCGTGTCGTCTGTGTGCATCCAGGTTACGTTCGTTCCACCGGATGCCAGACGCCGCGATTGCGACAATTTGGTTAGCCAAATAAAGGGCCAAATTGACGGCATATCAGACGCTATCAGAATCGACGATAGCCGCTGGATCTGGGCCGCTCCTGTCATGGCCGCGCCTGAGAAACCGGGCCGCGTCGTCGTCACGCTTACGCCTGTTGAGGTGGTGGCATGAGTGTCGCGGCCTTTATTGCAGACATGGTGCGCGCTGGCGTCGATCCTGATTTGATCGGTCGGGCAGCCGAGCTTTTGGCCGCGCGTGAGCCTGTCGCAGTTAAGGACGATCAAGCCGAACGTCGCCGCGCATCTGATCGTGAACGCAAGGCATTCCGCAGAATTCCGCAGAATTCCGCAGACACCCCTTCCTCCCCCTTTATTCCCCCCGCTCTTTCCCCCACACCCCCTATCTCACCCCCCTATAATCCCCCACCAACCCCTTCTCTGTCGGGTCCGGCTTCGCCAGACACCGACCGTGCGCCAGTCAAGGCTTCATCGAAGGCAAAGGCAGGATACACCCCAGAGTTCGAGTTGGTCTGGTCCGAATGGCCGAAAAGCCCAACCGAAAGCAAAAAGCTGGCATTCGACCGCTTTGCTCGCCTTTCCAAGCCTGACCGGGATGCGTGTTTTGACGGCGCAATGGCTCAGACGATGTGGCTGGAGGCTGAAACCGAACGCCGCAAAGGACGTGATCCACCCCCTCGGTTGCACCTTTCGACGTTCATCAGCGAACGGCGATGGGAGAACCTGCTGAACACCGAATTCAACCGATACGGACGCACCCCATGGCCAACGACGCAAGCGCAACGATGATTGACAGCGTGTTTCTCGCCAAGCTGGTTCTAAGTGAGCTTTACGGCAACCCCGTCGAGGGTCTGGCCGAACGGCTCAAGGAACGCGCACCACGGGCCATGACTGAGGACGCATTGAACGCGGCAGCGGAGCACATCATCCGCACCCATGGCAGCGGCTCATTCCCAAAGTATCCGGCCTGCATCGACGCAATCGAGAAGTTCCACGGCGCATACGGGCCTGCCATGCAAGCCCATGGCGCATCCGCACAGGCCATCACGAAAGACAACTACGCTGATCGCGCAATCCAGTTCTGCCGGCGTGCTGGTGCCTCTGGTTTCAACGCAAAGGTCATCAAGCGCGAGGACGACGAAAGCACCTGGCTCACGTGGCAGGAGTATTACAAGGCCATCGGAATGCACGGTCTGGCTGGCCACATGAAGTCGGCCCAGATCATGACGGTGCCGGCTGACTGGCCTTGGGAGTTCGACACGTTTTCACCAATCGGATCGGCAATCCAGCCGCCGATTTACATCCACACAGAGCGTAAGGTTTACAGGGGCGGCGAATGAAGGACACCAACGAAATGAAAATCTCAGGCTTCGGGCTGGGCGCATGTGCGAACGGTTTCATCATCACCGTGACGTTTGCCGACGCTGAGTGTGAGATCGAAGAGAACTTTATCGCGACCGACAAAAACCACCTGTCAACACTCGTTAGCGGGTTTATCAGCCGCATCAATGCACCGACACAGCCCCTGAAAATCATCAGCAAGGAGACCCGGCAGTGAACAGTTTGTCATGGATGATTTACCTCGCAAGCATTGCGGGGAGTTTATCAATCGCCTTAGTGGCGGTAGGCATCGCTCTCATTATAGGCGGCGTGGTCTGCGTGATGAGGGTCGATCTTGATAACATCGGACGCGAAAAGAAACTTGTATGGCCTCGCTGGCCGTTTCTCGTCGCTGCTCCTTTGTTCATATTTGCCGCACTGCTCCCAAGTGAAAGAGCGGTTTATCTAATCGGCGCTTCTCAAATGGGCGAGAAGGTCATCGAAGACCCGGCAACCGCTGAAATGATGCGCGACGTTCGGGAAATTATCAGCAGCAAACTCAAGGAAATGAAGGCGAAAAAATGAGCACACGCATGGACATCAAAAGCTGGCGCAAGTCCCGTAACGGCAAGGCATACGCCATCCGCATCGGCAGCACATGGACCAACGACAAGGGCGTTACCTACCTTGAGTTCGACGCCCTGCCATTGCCAGATGAGCAAGGCCGCGTGTCGTGTTTTCTGGAAGAGCCACGCGAACGGGCAGAGCCGGGCGTGCAGGGCTTTGCGCGTCAGATGGCACCTAGCGGCGCTGGCAAGCCGTCGCAGCTTAACGACAGCATCCCATTCGCGCCGGAGTGGCGCTGATGGTTGAAGTGGCTGAGGGCTTAGCTATTTTTGTCGCGTTTTTTTTCATCGGCTTTTTGTTGCTGCAAGTCCCTCGATAACTCATGCGCCGCGTCATCGTCATCACCAACGGCAAGGAAAGTCACATCATGGCTCAGGCTGGCAGGAAACGGAAAACAGATGTCGAGCGCTATCCTGGTGGCCGCATTGCCAAGGCTGACAGGGGCGATAGAGGCGAGACGGTGGAGCAAATCAAATCCACCGTCATAGCCCAGCGTGTGAAGATGTGGGGCGCGACAATCGAGAACGCATCAGACCAGCATTGGACCTGCCCGCTTGGTCAGTGGCGGATGCAAGCCAAGCAGGCACGTGATGACAGCCAAGGGCTATCGGCTGTCCAGTATGAGGCCATCAAGCGCTACGTGACGGTTCGGCACCTGAACCGCGTTGCGCAGGGCTACGGCACCGAACACCCGAAAAGCATCTCAGGTGAGATGGTAAGCGGCTCCGGCGGCATCGGCTTTGAGTATGACGATGATGAGGTTTTCAGAAGGATGAGGGAATACAACGGCGCCCGGTCTGCCTTGCTGGAATACGCGGGCAGGGGCGTCGAATATGTGCGCGTGGTCGAGGGGCTGGCACGGGATGAAACGCAACATCCGCATAAGCTGGGGACGGCGCGTGAAGCTGCTAACATCCTTGTGCGTTATTTCGGGATGTGACTTGCGTTAAGGCGCGAATAAGGATAAGGGCATTAATGCAGGGTGCGGTTTTGTGCCCAACGAATTACCCACCTGTCGCTTGCGGCAGGCTCTAGCCGAAAGGCTAGCTTATGAGCTTCGGATCACGATCACTGCGCTAGCCGCATATCCTCCGGGGACAATCAGGCGACTGGCTCTAACCCAGCCAGAAGGCGAGAGACAAAAAAGCGCTAGTGCACCAATGGTGCTAACAAATGCTCGCCTGTTCGCTGCTCACCCCTTCGGTTTCCGCCCGCGCTTCCTAGCAGGCTCCACACCGATAGCGGCCTGCATCCGTGCCATCAGTTCAGCGGCAGCATTCGCAGCGCCTCGGCGTTCGGCGGCTTCTATCT